TTGCTCAAATGAGTGTCGTTTGAGTAGCAAATTGGTTGTTTGTAAAAACAAGATTTGTGACCAGGATTACGAAGTTGTTCTCGGAACTGAAAATATTTATTACCCGGGAGTTTTGGAGGGTATGTGTAACAGGATCAGAGCTAAGAAAGGAACGGGATATGCCGTATTCAATGATTATCACGCTAGTCTTTTGGTTAAAGGGGCAAAAGGATTTTGTGCCGATGGTGAGAGTTCCTATCTCATCGAAGGTTCCAAGGTAACTAGCACTGTAGTCGGTAATTATGCTCCTTATGAGCATGGTTTCCTTAATACAGGAGGTCAGATGAGTTGGCAATACAAGATCTCGCTGCCAAAGTTTGATGGTGATGGAATGGAGGATGTATACGTTTTGTTCGAGGTTTTGGAAACTTTGTTAAACAAGGATGTTCCTATGAGATTGGTCAAGTTTTACACTGTTTCGGTTGACGAATTCAGGGAGGTTGGTTCTGAAGGGGGTTTTGAGAATGTTGTTGCATTCGATACCATCTTTTATGAACACAAGGACCCTGAAGTATCAACTGATGTAAGCATGACCACATCAGAGGAAATCACTGTTAAGGCACCCATAGAAGTAACTAAAACCACAAAACAAGGCGACAGCGAAGTAACAAAACTGCAAGATGCAATAGTTTTGACTGAGCTGGGGGGAAAGAAATCTATTAAACAGGGACAATTGCAACTAAACCTGTCCGATAGAAAGCAGACCCCTTACCATGGTTGGGACGGATTAGAATTCATTATCAGACAATTCAAAGAGTCATCAGAGAAACTCTTTGTTAACGATAGTGAAGGAAAATCTTACCTGAACTTGGAACTATACGAATCCAATTGGTTAGGATTGAAGACTAGAACCAAGCACCTAAGGGCAGAAGTAAGTGTGGTAGCTAAAGCTTATCATAAAATAGCAACCAAGCAATTGGTATCCACTATTGATAATGCATGTGCCGCAGCCCAAAGAGAACTTGAGAAGGAAATGGACTTCTCCCAGACCCTTAATTTCCCAGAAGCATTCGCTATAGCAAGAATAATGAGAGCACAGCAAACCCAAAGACTTATTAAGACTCTTAACGCTTCTACGTCGGTAGATTACGTCAAGAAAAATTCTAAATAAGTTGACTGCAGTGTGGGCTTAACGGCCCACACCCCAGCACCTTTCCAAACACTCTATTCATCTTGTGTGACGGTTCCGGAAAGACTTACCCTTAATAAAGGTAGGTTTTGTACGAAATTCGAACTAATAGGTGATGCCAAGAGGGATGGATTGGTGTGTTCCAAAGCAGAGGGACACGTTGGGGCTGCACAAATATTCTGTACGCTTAGACACCCTAGGTACAGAACTAGTACAGTTAAGCACCATTGTAACTGCACCGATTTTAGCGCTTGCAACCGTGCCTGTGGAAATCAGGTAGGCCCAGACAGAAAAGTACAGGAAGATTTTAGCTCGTGGTTTAGATCTAAGATTATCCCTGAGTTTATGAATGCACTGGACAAGGAGAACATCAGTGTAGATCACAATAAATGGCTTAAACGTTTTCCTGGTTCTTACCAGAAGAAAATTGAGCGAGCCATAGATGTCGAAAATCAAACCTCTGACAAATATTGTTACGAAGCCTTT